GTGATCCGCCACGGGCAGAACGGGCACCTGGCCGAGACGGCGAACGAGTGGGAGCACGCCCTGGCCTACCTGCTGGAGCACCCCGCGGACCGGCAGCGGCAGGCGGACGCGCTCCACCAGGAGGTGCTCACGAAGTGGACGCTGCGCCGGAACTACTGGCGCTGGCCCCACGCCTGGCACCGGCTGATGGGGGAGGCGACACGGGCATGACGGACGCGGACGCGCTGCCGCCGTACACGCACGAGGTGGCCGCGATGGGCCTGGCGGACGCCGCCCTGGTCTTCGTCGACAGCCTCCCGCCCGAGCGGCGGGCCTTCTGGGACCGGATCGTGATCGCCGAGGAGACGCCGTCCCAGCCGCCCCGCCTGCCGGAGGCGGTGGTCTTCGCGGTGTTCCTGCGCCGCGGGCGCTACGTGAGCTTCCCGGTGCCGGAGGCGGTGCTGCGGGACAGCGCCCCCGTCGCCCTCTGGATGGAGCGCGCGGCGCGGGAGCAGTGGGCGCGGGAGGCCGGGGCATGACCGGCTGGGCGACCATCCCGCCGTGGGTCTACCGGAACGACCTGCCCGACGCGGAGCTGCAGGAGTGGTACGTCGCGGCGGCGGAGAAGAAGTGGGCGGACTGCGCCGCGCATCGGGACGCGCTGGAGGGGGAGATCCTGACCCTGCGGGCCGTGAAGCGGGGCGACCTGACCGCTGCGGCGTGGGTGGCCCTGGCCGAGGAACTGGGCGAGCGCTACGACCGCTTCGAGGACGCCGTGGAGGCGGAGGCCGAGGCCCGGGCCTTCTTGGAAGACGCCCGGCGCGCCCTGGCCCGCTACCAGCCCCGGGGGCGCCTGCGCCGTGGCTAAGCGCCCGCTTGCTCAACCCTTGCTCACACTCCAGGCGGTGGTGGTGAGCGGCCACAAGGGGCAGCCGGTGCGGGTGGACACCGACCCCCGCTGCCCGGCCTGCGGCAAGCGCCTGGGCGAGTACTTCGGGCTGCCCTGGAGCATCAAGTGCCGGAACTGCGGCCACCAGGCGAGGGGCGATTGACACCGCGAGTCGCTGCCGCATAGACTGACAGCGAGCCGGGACAGGCGGCGCCCAGTCGGGGCGTAGCGCACCGGCTATCGCCATAGCGCGGCCCGAGCGGCCCTTGTCCGGATGCGTCCGGGGGAGGGCGGCTCGTGGTTTCTGGCGCACTGGACTACGGGGCTCCGCTCCCCGTCGCGGAGGTCAAGGCCGCCGGCGACGGCTGGGAGGTCGCCGGCTACGCCAGCACCTGGGACCGCGACCTGGGGGGCGACGTGGTGGCCCCCGGCGCCTTCGCCGCCCACCTGGGCAGCGGGGCCAAGGTCCGCTTCCTCTACGCCCACGACGCCGCCCAGGTCTTAGGCCGCCCGCTGGAGCTGCGCGAGGACGACCGCGGGCTGTTCGGGCGGTTCCGCATCTCCCAGACCCGGCTCGGGCAGGACGTCCACCGCCTGCTGACCGACGGCGCGCTCGATAGCTTCTCCATCGGCTTCATCCCCCGCGACTTCGACCGCGACGAGAAGTCTGGGCTGCGCACCCTGAAGTCCGTGGAGCTGGTGGAGTGCTCCGTGGTGGCCATGCCGATGAACCCGCAGGCCACCGTCACCGCCGTCAAAGCGGCGGACTACGGCGCGCTGACCCTCGAGCAGCTGCTGGAGGCGTACGACACCCACCGCACCGCGGCGCTCGGCCAGGCGAAAGCCGTGGCCGGGCGGCGCCTGGCCGAGGGGCGACGGCTCTCCGACCCGGCGCTGGCCACCCTGGAGCGCCTGCGCGCCTTCTGCGAGGAGGACGCCGCGGAGCTGCTCCGGCTGGCCACCACCCCGCCCACGCCCAAAGCCGACGACCCGGCGCCAGTGAAAACGGCCGGTCACGAGGGGCTCGTTGAGGCCCACCTGCGCCGCGCCCGGCTCCGCGAGCTGGGGCGCCTCTACGGAGTGACTGTGCCATGACCACCGTAACCGACCTCGGCCCGAACATGACCCTGGAGGATATGCGCCGGGAGGCGAAGAGCCGCCTGGAGCAGGCCTCGGAGATCGAGCAGCGCCACAGCGGGCAGGGCGCCGAGCCCCTCTCCGGCGCCGACCTCGAGCGGGTGAAGCAGCTGCTGGTGGAGGCCGACCTGCTGCACGAGCGCATCGGCACCGCCGAGGAGGTCAAAGCCCTCTCGGACAAGACCGAGCAGATGCTCAACCACTACAGCAAGCCGGTGCTCCCCGGCCAGCTGTCCCAGGGCAGCCCCAAGGGCAAGGCGGCCGACCCCGGCCTGCAGTTCGTCCGCAGCGGCCCCTACCTGGAGGTCAAGAACCGGGGGATGCTCAACAGCGCCCTGAACAAGCTGGACTTCTCGTCCCCGCTGGCGGACGGCACCTCGCTGCTGGAGTGGAAGGCCACCCTGGCCGGCTCGAGCGCCACCTCCGGCGGGGCCCTGGTGCCCACGGACGTGCGCGCGACCCTGGTGGACATGCTCTTCCCGCAGATCAACGTGCTGGACATGATCCCGCGGACGCCCACCGAGTCCGACGCCATCGAGTACATCCGGCAGACGAACCAGACGCTCAACGTGGCGTTCGTCCCGGAGGCCACCGGCTCGGCCATGACCGGCACCGACGGGCGCAAGCCGGAGAGCACGCTCGCCTACGCCAACGTGACGGCCTACGTGCGCACGGCGGCCACCTGGCTGCCCGTGACGAATAGGCTGCTCGCGGACGCGCCCGCCATCCGGGGGATCATCAACTCGCAGCTGCTGATGGGGCTGACCCAGGCGGTGGAGGCCCAGGTGATCTCCGGGGACGGCAACGGGGAGAACCTGCTGGGCATCCTCAACACCCCGCTGGTGCAGACCTTCTCCCGGGGCGCCCTCAACGAGGTGGACGCCATCTTCCACGCCCGCACCCTCGTGCGCACCGGGAGCAAGCTGGCCCCCACGGGGGTGGTGATGAACCCGGTGGACTACGAGCAGGTGCGCCTCCTGCGGGAGAACGCCGCCAGCGCCACCCTGGGGCAGTACCTGATGGCCCCCCCGAACACCCTGGGCGTGCCCACCGTCTTCGGGATGCCGGTGGTGGAGAGCGAGAACATCGCCGTCAACACCGTGCTGGTGGGCAACTTCTCCCAGGGCAGCCAGATCTTCGACCGGGAGCAGTCGGCCATCCGGGTCGGGCTCATCAACGACCAGCTGATCCGCAACCAGCAGACCATCCTGGCCGAGGAGCGCCTGGCGTTCGTGGTGTGGCGCCCGCAGGCCTTCTGCTCCATCACCGGGTACTGAGATGCGGCGCGCGCAGCAGGACTACGAGGACAAGGCGATGAGCAGCACCCGCAAGCCCCCGAGCCCTGAGCCGTCTGGACCGGCCCCCGCCGGGGGGTCTGCCCCCGCCCCGGCGGGGCCGCCGGCGGACCTCGGCCGCCCCTCCGAGCGCGAGGCGGTGGAAGCGGCCGAGGAGGGCGGGGCCCGCCCCTCCGAGCGGGAGCTTGCGGAAGAGGCCGCCGAGCAGTCGGAAGCCCAGCAGGAGGCGGCCCCGAAGCCCTAGATGGCGTACGCCCTCGTGGACGAGCTACGCCAGGTGCTCGATATCCCGCCGGAGGACACGTCCACGGACGTCGACCTCCAGCGGGCGCTCGACGCCGGGGCGCAGTGGGTGGATTGGTTCTGTGGTCGCGTCTTCGGCGCCACCGGGACGACCACTGCTCCGGTGGCGCGCGTCTACGAGGCCGCCACCGAGGTCTCCGTCCCCCTGGTCGACCTCCAGTCCGCCGCCCCGGTGGTGGAGGTGGACACGGCCGCCGACCGCACCTTCGCCACCACGCTCACCGCCGACCAGTACCAGCTGCTGCCTTTGGACGGGCCACCCTTCTCCGAATTGCAGGCGTGGACGACCCCGCCGCTGGGGACGGACTCGGTGGCCTTCGTGCCCGGCCAGCTGGTGCGCATCACCGGGGTGTGGGGCGCCACCGACGCCCGGGGCCGGGTGCCGGCGGCGGTGAACGAGGCCAACCTGCTGCTCGGCGCCCGCTACTACAAGCGCCGGGAGGCCCCCTTCCAGGTGCTGCAGCAGCCGGACCTGGGCGCCTACGCCCGGGTGACCGCCCAGGACACCGACGCCATGCAGCTCCTCTTCCCCCTCTGCCTGCCCGGCTCGCCCGGCGCCGCGCTCGCCGCGGGCCAGGCGGGCGCGGCCGGCGTCTGGGGCGCCGCTTGGGTGATGGTCTGATGCGAGCCGCAGGGCGCCTACACCCGGCCGGCCCCCGCCCAGGGCGGAGACCACCGGTCCTCCCCGCTCCGTGCCGGGGGACGCATCCCCCGACTCCTCGGCGCCCCGGACCCGGGCGGAGTCTACCAGCGTGCCCGTGACCCTGCGCCTGGAAGGGGCCGAGCGGCTGAGCGCGGCCCTGCGCCGGGCCCCGGCGACGGTGACCAGCGAGCAGGCCCGGGCCATGACCGCCTCCCTGCTGCTGGTGGAGGGCGACGCCCGGCGGAACGTCCGCCAGGACACCCGCCAGCTCGCCAACAGCATCACCCACCGGCAGACCCAGCGGGGGCCGACCCTGGTGGGTGCGGTGGGCCCCAGCGCGCGCTACGGGCTCTACGTGGAGCGGGGCAGCCGGCCCCACTTCCCGCCGGTGGCCGCCCTCGTCGGGTGGGCCCGGCGGCACGGGGTCTCGCCCTACGCCGTGCAGCGGGCCATCGGGCGGCGGGGCACCCGGGCCCGGCCCTTCCTGGCCCCGGCCTTCACCAAGAACGCCGCCCGCATCGTCGCCCTGTTCGCCCGGGCGGGGGCCCGGGTCACGGCCACGGTGGCCGTGCAGTCTGGGGGCCGGGCGTGACCTCGGTGCAGGAGCTGGCCAAGGGCCTGGCGAAGCGCGGGGAGACCATCCCCGGGCTGCGCTGCTACCCGGTGATGCACCCCAAGCCGGAGCCCCCCTGCCTGTGCGTGGCGGGGCCCATCCGGTGGACGTACGACGAGACGATGGAG